TTATAAATCGTTCTACTTTTTCACCTTTTGCACGTATACGCCGAACGTCCATAACATAAAACACTCCCTTATGAAAGGCTCCCAAGACACCAACTGTCCAGTCGGGATCTGGGTTACTTTGACTTGGTTCAGTTCCAGCCAAATCCCAAAAACGTACAATTGTTGTTTCATTGTCCAGTTCAGGAATTTCAGATGGCTCAATAATCTCTAGATTAGTTCTATCAAACATTGATCCCAGTGTTGTTGCCCACCAATCACCAAACTCCAAACGCTTTCGCTCGATAGGATCTAATTCTTGCAAAACCGCACGATACGACTCTGGGTCAATACCTGGATTGTCTGTTAGCATTGAGGGGACAAAAATTCTTCCTTTTGACTTACCTTCTGTCAAGAATCTTTGCCTAACCCAATTTGGTGCTGGGTTTGTCGCTGCACGCATTCTTAAAGGTACAGTAGCCAGCGGTCCCGTTGCCGGACGGCGTAGACGGAAGAACATGTAGCGATAGTCAGCTTCTCTAATTTCAGTTACTTCGTCCATTCCTATAAACTGGAATTCGGAACCTTTGTAACGAAGGTAATCGTTCACGTTGTTTAAGTACCCGAAAGTGATTCTAGCGCCACTAGGAAAAGTAGCCGTGTACATATTTGCATTCCAATGCACATCATCATAGCTAGAAACCCAGTCCCTAAATCTATCCATCAAAGCACCTGGTAGGGCAAGGTCGGCATAAGTACGCCTAAATAAAATAGCACTGTAGTTTGGAACATCAACATACTGCAATGCGGCCATTATGAGTGCAGACGACTTACCACCGCCAGCTGCTCCCCCAAAAAGAACTTCGGTTGAAGTTGATTTTAAGAAAACTTTTTGAGTCAAAGAAGGCTCTTCAACCCAGTACTCTGATCTTTTAGGCTCAAGGTAATCTTTTATTTTTTCCCAGTCTGCTGTCTGCACTGCCATATTTACTTGTCTCCTAGACAATTTCACGATAAAATAGATATCATGAAGAAATTTTTAACCCGTTCTACGGTTGCACACGTGTTAATGTCCGCTTCCATATGTCTAATAGGCTTTGGTATTAGTATACTAAGTTTAGGGTGGGGTTTGGCAAGCGCTGGTCTTTCCTGTGCAATATACGCTTATCTGCTAGGGGCTGAATAATGGCTTGGAATAAATCTTTAAACAATGAAGAACAAAAGTCTATTTCAGTTGGTGCCCCCATATCATATAGCCCAAGCCTACAACCTAAAGCTGGGTACCATGACGGCTGGGACATTGTTAAAGCCTACAAAGAAGGCGTATCAAAAGTTACTTGGGTTTTTAGGTGTATTGACGTTATTGCCTCAAACCAAGCCAAACTGCCCGTAATACTAAGAAAAGACAACAATCCATTTGGAGAAGTTGTTGGCGACAATGACTTATTAAAAATTCTTAACAACACAACCAACAAAGGCGAGAATGCCTTTGCATTCCGCTATAGACTGTCTGCTCAATTGTTGATGAGTAGCCGTGGGGTATTTATTGAAATAATACGTGGGCGTGATGGGCAACCAAACGCATTACATCTTTTGCCTCCACAAAACACTTCACCAATTCCAGACATAAATAATTTTGTAAAAGGTTATGAAGTAAAAATTAACGCTACTGAGAAAAAGACGTTACGTAGAGAAAATGTAATATGGATTAGACGCCCGCACCCACTTGATCCGTATCTATCGATGACACCAATGGAAGCTGCTGGTGTGGCTATCGAAGTTGAATCTTTGGCTAAGATTTACAACAGAAACTTTCTAATTAACGATGGACGACCAGGCGGACTGTTAGTTCTGAGGAGCGAAATTGCAGAAGACGATAAAGACGAGCTTCGTTCGAGGTTCAGAGGAAACATTGGGCGTACAGGATCGGTTGGGGTCATTTCCTCAGATGATGGTGCCGACTTTGTTGATACTGCTGCTTCTCCACGTGATGCAGCGTATGTTCAAATGCGTACAATCACGAAAGAGGAAATATTAGCAGCCTTTGGTGTTCCTGAATCAATCATAGGTAACTCCTCAGGAAGAACTTTCTCTAACGCAATGGAAGAGGGTAAAGTGTTCTGGATGGAGACAATGACTCCTCACCTTGCTATGATTGCTCGTGGGTTTGATGCTATTGACCCTGAACATTATATTGACTTTGACACATCTGATGTTCCAATATTAATACTTTCAAAACAAGAAGCAGAGCGCCATTATTCAACAGAGTTTCAAATGGGTCTTATTAGTGTAAACGAATACCGAGAACTTTCTGGTCGGAAAAAGGTTGAGTCTGACATTGCTGATTCACTTTTGGCTAATCCAAATCAGTCACCAATCGCCAACACAGAAAAGCCAATGAATGAAGACGCAGGTATGGAAGAAGGCGTACCTATGGATCAGCAAGCACAGCAGGCACAACAGCAACAAGTGACAGAATTTAGTCCAGAGCAAGGCGCCTTTGTCCCAGCAGGTGAGGTTCAAGGAACTGAAGACATAGAGGTTGCCGCAGAAGACGTTGGAAAAGTACAAGGTACTATGGCAATTGAGGCTTCAGCTGCAGATGTTCCTAGCGAGTTAGAAGGCGATAGATTGGAACCGGAGGGTGAGAAGAGCCTCCCTTTTTCCAAAACGAAAAAGTAGACGCATTTTCTAGTTGGGAAGAAAAAGCCCTATATCGGGTGGACACCCTAGAGGAAGAGTTTGCTAAAGTTGTTGATTCGGTTATTGACGACCAAGAAGAGATCGTATTAAAAGAACTAGAATCTGAAGCCACTCAAGCCTTACTTGGGCTTGGAAAAGATGCAGATTTTAGCGTTGTTGCACCGTTAGCAGCCTTGTCGGTGGCATCTCAAGGAATGAACACACTAATGGACGGCATATACAAGCAGGCAGTTGTTGACAACATTCAAGAGGGATATGGTACACCTGTTGAGGAAAACGTTAAAAATGCATCAGTTTCTCAAAATATAAGCACGGTAAACGAGTTTAATTCCACGACTCAGAAGCAAATTGTCGCTGCAATGGCGCAAGCGTCAGCATTAACCGATGAATCTGATGAAGGTGATATTGATGTGGCGCTTAAGGTTGCTCTCGCATATTCTTTAATTAAGAGTGTTTTTAATAAGTTACGATCCAAAAGACAGCCCTTAATTGTTGATACTGGAGTGCTTGGTGCGTACAATCTGGGCTTATTTGATTCTTCTGTTGCTTTAGAACAGCAAGATCGTGGACGCCCTATAACTAAAGAATGGCTTTCTTTGAGAGATGAGAAGGTTAGAATGGCTCATAGGGACCTAAATGGTGACAAAGTACCTGTTCAAGATGCATTTATATATAATGGAATACCCATTAGATTCCCCAAAGATCCACTAGCTCCACCAAACTTGACCATAAATTGCCGATGCTTGTTGAAATTTAGTCGATAAATATATAAACTATAATAAGAAACTATATATAAAGTGTGTCAGAACGCTACATTGTAGTATGTAGGATATGGGTATTGGAATTATTTTTAGGAGAGATATGTCCACTTTACTTCTGAATTCAAATGCAAACGTAAACAATGATAACGAAGACTTTACGTTTAAGGCTATTTCTGGACAAATCGGTGTTGATAAAGCAGAAGGAATCGTAGAGGCCTTTGTTTCCGGCATAGGAAACAAGGACTCCGTAGGCGATATTGTCCTTCCGGGTGCTTTTAAGGCATCACTTCACCGAAGAAAACCTCGTGTTGTCTGGGGCCACGACTGGAACCAACCAATTGGTAAGGTTCTCGAAATGTATGAAGTTGGACCAGCAGATCCTAGATTGCCTGAAAAAATGAGAAAAGCAGGCATTGGTGGACTTTTTGCTAAAGTTCAGTTTAATTTAAACACAGAACGTGGGCGTGAGGCTTTTGCAAACGTTGCGTTTTATGGACAAGAACAAGAGTGGTCAATCGGCTACAAAACAATTACTGCTGATTTTAACGCAGAAAAACAAGCAAACATGCTTAAAGAAGTAGAATTATACGAAGTTTCTCCTGTACTACACGGAGCAAATCAACTAACTGGAACTATTTCAGTTAAAGATGACGAGGAAGGCATTATGGCAAAGGGACACTGGGAAGATGACGACAAGGATGGTCCACAGAACAGTGCTGATTCTGTATCTTCTATGATTGGAAGAGCACTTTCACAGGCTCTTCGCAAGCCAGTTAGAGTTCTACAAGTTATGGATAATTCTGTAGTATTCCAAGCAGGTGAAGATTCAGTATGGATGGCTACATTCTCACGTGATAATGGACAAATTCAAATTAGCAAGCCAACACGTGTTAAACCAACAGTGTCTTACACCCCTGTTGGAGATTCAAATTCACCATCAATGATGATAAAAGACAACACTGAACTTCCTGAGAGTTTAAGAGATGCAAACCCTGAAGAGGGTACATGGGCAACCCCTGATATTGCATTAGCTTGGTCAAAGACGTTCGGGTGCGATGGATACCACTCACATGGTGGTGGTTACTTACCATGTTCAACCCATGAAGAATACGAAAAAGCATTAAAGCAGTTTGATGGAAATGCAAACCTTAATGCACACAACAATTACCTTGCTGGTGTTGAGGTGGAAGAAGCAAAAGATGCTGAATCCGAAAAAGGCGCTTGCGGTTGTGAAACAGAAGAAAAAGGTGGCGTACACGGTCACTCAGGATACAGGAAAGCCAAAAAAGACTGGAAAGAAGATCCAATGGCTCTTCTCCTAATGGCGTACAATGCCATGCTTCCAGTAAGAGGAGCAAGTGAGTTACGAGAGTCTACACTAGCCGTAATCAATGCCCTTGAAGAGTTTTTGACATCAAATCCGGCATCTGCCGAAAATAGTGAAAAGGCACTTTCTGGTTTTGTTGTGCATGTAAAATGCAATGATAATCAAGCGCTTGATGTTGTTGATGCTATGAATGGGGTATCAGTCCTTTCGTTTAAGAGCGAAGAAGGGGTTGATCTACATTTTTCAACAAAAATTGCGCATGACGAACTATTAGAGAAGGTAGCGTTTGGTTTAGCCTCTCTAGAGTTTGATCCCCAATTTACAATAACAGACAATACAAGCGTTGACACCGACGAGGGTGTTCAGTAAGATAATCTTAGCGGATTAGGAGTAACAATGAGCGACAATCTTAACGAAGACCTTCAAAAGTTTGAAGAACTTGAGAAAATTCTCAGTGAGGAAACTGAAGTTAAATCAGATGAAGAAGAGGGCGAAGTAGTAGAAGAGGCTGAAGAAGTAGTCGAAAGTGAAAGCGGTGACGAAGGTGAAACTGTTTCTGACGAAGATGATTCAGAGGTTGAAGTTGAAGAAGAGGCGGAAGAAGCTTCATCAGACGATGATGAGGGCGAAAGCGCTGAGGCGGAATCTGAAGATAGCGAAGGCGAATCTGACGAAGGAGATGCTGAAGAAGTAGAAGAAGCCGAAGAAGCCGAAGAAGCCGAAGAAGCCGAAGAAGCCGAAGAAGCCGAAGACGCTGAAGAGGTTGAAGAGGCTGAAGAAGATGAAGATGCTG